CCGGTAGGCCCCCAGTTCGGCTTGGAGCGCGTGGGCCGTCAGGTAGTGCCGGACGAGCTCCAGGACGAACGCCGCCGGCAGCTCCGCGAGGAGCGCCCGGTCGCCGTCCCGGTACACCCGGAGCGTATCGCCGTCCCGAAACGGCCACTGCCAGCCGCGCCGGAACGCTATCGAGAGCGCGAACGTGCGCGCGTCCATCCTGGCCCGGGAACCTCCGGACGATGCCAGGGAACACTAGCAAGGTCCACCGCAGGCGCCCCACAATTTAGGCGGCCTCGAGCGCGGAGCCCCGCCGCGAGCGCGACAGAATCCCTCGAATCGGCGACGTATCGAGAACGGCCGTTATCGGACGCAGCGATCCTGCCCCTAGGGGCTGACCCAGCGCCGACCCACTAGCGACCACGAATGCCCACGCGGCCAGCTTGCGGCGCCGGGTCGCGCGGGATCGCTTTGGCGAGGGGACGACGACGGACGCCGCCGGCCCCCCCGGAGGGCGCGTGCGCCGCCGCGCGGCGCGCTCCGTCTGATCCCGGATCAGGAGCTGGAGCACCACCGCCGGCTCCACGTGGGCGAGGGCCGCCAGCGGCCCCACCATATCCGCGCTCGGCAACGCTTCGCCCCGGACCCAGGCCAGGACGCTGCTGCCATTCAACCCGAGGGCGCGCCCGAGGCCATTGATCCCCAGCCGCGCCGTCAACGCTTGCACGAAGTCCCGCATTCTCCACCTCCTCTGGCGATGACTGTACTGTAGGCTGCGTTCCAGTGTCAAGCGGGTCTTGACAGGTAGGCATTGCCCGGTGTACAGTTCCCGGTATGGCGACCCGCCCCCGTGCGCGTCTGCGGATCTCGCTCCCGGAGTATCGGTGCCTGCGCTGCGGGCACACGTGGCATCCGAAAAAGCCCCAGGTGCCGAGCCGATGCGCCGCCTGTGGCGATCCCTATTACGACCGGGCCCGGATTCTGCCGGCCCGCAAGCGGCGGCCCGCGTAGATGGACGCCTACCCGCAGCTCGTCCGGTGCGCGCGCCACCAGCTCCGCGAGGACCCGCCGATGTACGCGCATCTCCTCCAGCAGCACGCGCGGCACGTGCTCCTCCGGCCGAATCTCCTGCTCGAGACCGGGCCGCCACGGCGACCCCCGGCCTATAGCTGCGATCGCGCGGACGAGCACGGCACGCTGGTGCCGATGCTCACGCTAAAAGCCGGATAACGAAAGGCACAAGGAATGGACACCACCCCCCTGCGTCTCCAAATTCGAGCCGAGTGCTGGTACTGCACCAAGGCTGGCTACCTCTACCGGCACGTGAGCGGCTACATCATCGGCATCTGCGACCACTGCCGCGCGGCCGTCCCGACGGACGTGGAGGGCTAGGTGCCCCGCGGCTATGAGATCCCGAGCTCAGCCCTGGCGTTGTTCTTCGCGCGGCCGCGCCCGCCGCGCCCCTGGTGGCGGCGCCTGTTGGACTGGATGGCCCCATGAAGCTCGCCGAGGACGCGATCACGCTGACCTTCGTCGTCGCCGCCTGGGCGCTCGCGCTCTATTTGGTCGCGTGGTGAGATGCGCCACCTGACGGACGTCGAGATCGAGGCCCGGATTGCCACGCGCCTCAAGGCGGTCACGGCCCGCGTCGAGCGATGTGAGCTGGTCCTGCGCGTCTTACTGGAAGCACTCGGTCTCCTGGCGAAGTACACGCCTGATCGGCTAGGGATCGACATGGCGGCGGTCGAACGGGCGCGGGGCGCGTGGAAGGATCTGCCGCCAGAGGAGGGGTCCTGATGATGTGGCGTCGCAGTTGGCTATTCCCTGTGGCAACCGGCCTCGTGGGCTGCACGCCGATCGGCGATGCCTGGTCCCCGGGCGTGATCGTGGCCGTCGTCGTCGGCGGCGCCGCGGCCGTCTTTCTGATCTGGCGCTACTACGCGGGCGGCGACGCGCGCCGGGCCCGCCGGCAGGAGCGCCGCGACGACCGGCGGGAATGACGTTCCGCGTCTACGGCACCCCGATTCCACAAGGGTCGCTGCGGGGCTTTGTCTCGCGCGGCGCGGGCCCGACGCGCGTCCTACTGACGAGCGATAACACCAAGACCGAACCCTGGCGGCAGGACGTCGCCGCGCAAGCGATCAAGGCGGGCGTCTCGATGATCGCCAGCGGGCCGGTGGGGCTCCATTGTGTGTTTCATTTGCCGCGCCCGAAGAGCCGCCCGAAACGCTGCACGCACCCCGATGTGCGCCCGGACCTGGATAAGCTCGTGCGCGCCATCCTCGATGCCTTGACCTCCATTGCCTTCCGGGACGACGCGCAAGTGTGTGAGCTCTCCGCGATCAAGTGCTACACCGACCGGGCCGGCGCCGACATCACCGTGCGGCCGCTCTGACGATGCTCCGCCCCACGCAGTCCGAGCTCCTCGCCTTCAGCGTCGCAGCCCTGGTCGCCGTGCTCCTCACCGTCGTGTTGCTCTACCTCTGAGCGGAGGCGTGACCCATGCCCGTCACTGAGGCCCTCGTCCCCCTTCCCACCATCCCGCACGAGCTCACCGTGCCCGAGGTGCTCGCCCAGGCCGAGAAGATCAAGACCGTCATGCAGCAGGCCATGGACGACGGCATCCATTTCGGGCGCATCCCTGGGACGCCGAAACCGACCCTCTTCAAGGCCGGCGCCGAGAAGCTCTGTCTCCTCTTCCGGCTCGATCCCGAGTACGAGTCCACGCAGACGATGGACGGCGACCATCTCTCCGTGAAAACGCGCTGCACGCTCTATCACATCCCGACCGGGCAGCGGTTCGGGTCGGGTGAGGGGTCCTGCTCGACGCGGGAATCGAAGTATGCCTACCGGAAGCGCGGCGGGGATCGGACGGCGAATCTCGATCTGCCCGATCAGTACAACACCGTCCTGAAGATGTCGAACAAGCGCGCGCTCGTCGCCGCCGTGCTCAACGTCACGGCGGCCAGTGATGTCTTCACCCAGGACCTCGAGGACCTCGAGGAGAAGCCCGAGAAGCCGGCCCCAGCGAAACCGGCCCGGCCCCCCGAGCCCAGTGCGTCCGACCGTCCAGCCGCGGCCCCGCTTGAGGAGTGGCTCGAGGCGTTCACCAAGCCCGACAACGTCAAGGCGCTCGAGGCCCTCTGGCGGGGCGTCACCGCGCCCGATCTGTGGGAAACGTGGAGCGCGGCCGAGCAGGTGCAACTCACGGCCGCCAAGAACGCCGCCAAGAAGCGGCTCGGGCTCCCGGTCTGATGCCGCGCCCCGCGGAGGGCTACAAGCTGGCTGACGGCACGCGGGTGCCCGGTGTCTCCACCATTGCCAGTGTCGCGAAGGATTCCGGCGGGCTCATTCACTGGGCCTGGGAAGAAGGTCGGGCGGGTCGCGACTATCGCGAGACTCGGGATAGTGCGGCGGGCTCGGGAACCTTAGCTCATGCCGCCGTTGAGTCGTGGGTGAGGAAAGAACCCTTCACCTTTGAGGGTCCGGTGGATGTTGTCGATCGCGCTAAACGGGCGTTCGAGGCATTTCTTGAATGGGCTGATACGACGCAATTAGTGGTGAGCCATTCGGAAGTGACCATCGTCAGTGAATCGCTTCGCGTGGGCGGGACGCTCGATGCGGTCCTGATGGTCAAGGGCCGGCGAGCGATTGGTGATTGGAAAAGCAGTGCCGGCATCTATCTCGAGAGCCTGATCCAAATTGCGGGCTATGCCCTCCTCTTTGAGGAAGCGTTCCCCATGGAACCCCTGACCGGCGGGTTTCACCTCGTCCGGTTCGACAAGGTGTATGGCGATTTCGCGCATCGCTGGTGGGGGAATCTCGAGGAGGCCCGGGAAGCGTTCCGGTTGTGTCGCCGGTTGTATGACGTGCGGGCCGCGTTGAAACAACGCTGCCGATGAAGCGGGTCGGGTCAAGTCCGGTCGCGTTATGTCGTGTCGAGTCTGGTCAAGTCACGTTGCGTCGCGGCAGGCATGTCGAGTCCGGTCTGGTCACGTCCAGTCTGGTCCGGTCAAGTCCCGTCCAGTCTGGTCGGGTTCAGTCGGGTCTGGTCCTGTTCGGTTGAGTCGCGTCGTGGCCGCCTTGTCTAGTCAAGTCTCGTCCCATCGCGTCTGGTCCGGTCGCGTCTTGTCCGGTCGCGTCCAGTCGTGTCCTGTCGCGTCGCGGCAGGCGAGTCGGGTCACGTTGAGTCAGGTCGCGTCGGATTGGGTCTTGTTACGTTGTGTCCCGTCGAGTCATGTCCTGTCATGTTTGGTTACGTCTTGTCCCGTCTTGTCGGGTCAAGTCGCGTCGTGTCGCGTCCTAGCCGACGCGGCACGACCCCCTTTAACCCCTCACCCACAAAGGAGTTTACCTCATGGCCGCGAAACCGCCCCCGCGTTCCTCCTCCATCGTCACGATTCCGGCGCCCAACATTCGCAGCCTCCGTATCCTGGTCGTCGGCGATAGCAAGCTGATTTGCCATCGTTTCGGCGAAAAGGCCCGGAAGCAAATGGAGGACAAGCAGCAGAAGAAAGCGCAGGTGGCCCGTCCGGTCCGGATGCCCGACGAGGAGTACCGGGCGTCGCTCTATCCGTTACATGGGAAGCCCGATGGCCACTATGGGTTTCCAGCCTCCGCGTTTAAACAAGCGTCGATCTTCGCTTGTTCCCACGTGGAAGGCGTGACGAAGGTCCAGGTCAAAGGCGCGTTCCACGTGCTGGGCGATCTCGTGGAGCTCTTGGACCCGCTGACCAACAAGCCCGCCCATCCACATATGCAGACCGATCCGGTGCGCATTGGCATGGGCACCTCGAGCCTCGCCTACCGGGGCGTGTTCGACACGTGGGCGGCATGGCTGGAGATCCGCTACAACGCCAACGTCATGACGGCCGAGCAGATCGTCAACCTGCTGAATACCGCCGGGTTCTGTTCCGGCATCGGTGAATGGCGTCCCTCCTCACCGAAGCGACCCGGGGGCCATGGCATGTTCCACGTGAAGGAGGCCAAGGATTCATGAAAGTCCTCAACTTCACCTTTAGCCGGGGGAGCCGGTTTCCAGCCTCCCAGGCCGAGACCGTGGGTAAGTTCCTGATCGAGATCCAGGAGCGGTCGGGGGCGGAGGAGTTGAAGCCGCAGCAGGTGCTGGAGGCGGCCCGCCCCAAGACCAGTCCCATCCACGACTACTTCACGTGGGACAACCAGAAGGCCGCCGAGAAGCAACGGCTGGAGGAAGCCGCCTACCTCCTGCGGAGCATCCAGATTGAATACGTCGACCTGGGGCCGGAGCGTCGCGCCGGGACCATGCGGATGCTGGTCAATGTGCGCCGAGACCCGGTGGACGATGGGGACGAGGGGCGCCCCTCGGATCGGGTCTACATGCCAATGGTCCGCGCATTGAAGGACCCCGACCTACGGCGGCAGTTACTCCTCGAGGCCCTCGACCAGGCCATCCAGTGGCGGAACCGCTATGGGCATTTCAAGGAACTGGCAACGATCTTCGAAGCGATCGGCCGGGTTGAGAAACGTCTGACCAAGCCGCCGTCAGAGGGGTGAAAACGGTGTTATTTCGGTCTCCGGGCAGACCCTTCGGGCAAGGAAGGTCCCCCCATCCTAACTACCGGCCGGATTCAGCCTCGACGGCTGGCGGCCCTACTCTAAGAAGAGCAGGGCCGACGTCTTGAGAGATCGTGGTCAACCCGGGTGGAGTAGGCAATAGGAGGTGGGCAATGCCCAATTCCTGTCAAGCCCCAGAGGGAAGTGCTGCCCCCATCGGCCGTTTCGTGTTAAGCCTCCTTAGGTACGGTGCGTCAAAATGACGGGTTCCGGCGACCCCTCGAGGGCTACCCTCTCGGCGAATTTCCGGCCGAGTGACGCCTTGCGCATCGCCGAGACCATGGTCGCCGCCTGGTACCCGGGTACCGCCCCCGAGCTCTACCGCCGCAAGCTCGTCGAGGCCATCCGAACCGCCCTCCTCCGGGCCTATGGGCAGGGGCGGGCGGATGCCCGGTGAGGGGAGGGGGGGCTAGTGCCCTGGGCCCCCCTCCGGGTATGTCCTCAGCACCGACTCAGGTTGCCGCGGGGCAAACGCTGCCCGGAGTGCTGGCGTGGGTACGATGCTCGCCGCCCCCAGCACTTCCGGTTCTACACCTCAAACGCATGGCGTACCCTGCGGTTGGATGTGTTGGCTCAATCCCCGCTGTGTGCGCGCGGATGCGGACGCGTGAGCACGGATGTGGATCACAAGATCCCGCGCGCGCAACGACCAGACCTCGCCCTCGATCGCACGAACCTCGAGGCGCTGTGTCACGCGTGTCATGGACGCAAAACGCGATGGGAGGGACGGTGAAAATTTCTGAGCGGGCTGATCGCTTATACCGTTGGCCCCCAAACTCCGGCATCTAACAGCCTGAAAACATGACGAAACCGCTGACGGTGGCGTATGTCCGCCCGGGCACTAAGAAGGCGCCGACGGCGACGACGTTACCCCCGATCCGGGGCAAGACGCCGGCCCAGCGGTTCGTGAACTTCTGCCGCGACTACCTCGTGCATGTCAAAGGCCCGGCGACGGGAACCCCGCTCCTCCTCGCGCCGTGGCAGGTCAAACAGATCGTGCGGCCCCTCTTCGACACGCAACTGAAGGACAAGCGGCGCCAATTTCGGACGTGTTACCTGAGCTGCCCGCGGAAGCAGGGCAAGTCGACGCTCGGCGCGGCCCTCGCCCTCTACCTGACATACGCGGATGGGGAGGGCGGCGCGGATATCATCTCGGCGGCCGGGAGCGCGGACCAGGCGGCGATCATCTTTGACACCGCGGCGGCGATGGTGGCGCGGAGTCCCGCGTTGAGTGCGATGACGATGAGCTACCGCCGGGAGCTGCGCGTGCCCTCGCTCGGCGCGAGCTATCGCGTGATCTCCGCCGAGGCGGGCACGGCGCATGGGCTGAACCTCCATGCGGCCATCATCGACGAGCTCCACGTCTGGCCGGATCGGGAGCTCTACGACGCCCTGGTGACGGCGACGGGGGGCCGGAGCCAGCCCCTGATCTTCATCGCCACGACCGCGGGGGATTCGGAGCACTCGATCTGTGCGGAGGTGCATCGGCACGCCGAGGCCGTGCGGGACGGCGTGATCCCGGATCCCACGCTCCTGCCGGTGATCTATGCGGCCGAGAAGGAGGCCGACTGGCAGGATGAGAACGTCTGGCGGGCCTGCAACCCCGCGCTCGGGCGGTTCCGGAGCCTCGAGGAGATGCGGAGCGCGGCGCGGCAGGCGACGGAGGTGCCGGGCCGAGAGGCGGCGTTCCGGCGGTTCTATTTGAACCAATGGGGCGTCAGCCTCGCGGACAAGTGGCTGGATCTCGCGGCCTGGGATGCGTGTCGCAGTCCCGCCCCCCCGGTGCCGGGGCGTCGGGCGTATCTGGGCCTCGATCTGTCCACCACGAGCGACCTGACGGCCCTGGCGTGCCTCCTGCCGGACGACGCGGGCGGGTATGACGTGTTCGTGGATTTCTGGTGCCCGGCGGCGTCGATCGCCAAGCGGAGCCACCAGGATCGGGTGCCGTATGCCCTCTGGGTGGAGCAGGGGTATCTGACGACGACGCCGGGCGACGTGGTGGATTACAGCTACGTCGAGGCCCGCCTGCACGCCCTTATGGCGCAGTACCAGGTCGAGACGATCGCCGTGGACCCGTGGAACGCGCGCGGGCTGATCGCCAAGTGGCACCAGGACAACCTCCCCGTGGTGGAGGTGCAGCAGACGATGGCGAATCTCTCGAGCGCGAGCAAGAAGCTGGAGATCTTGATCAAGACGCGGCAACTCCGGCACGGGGGCAACCCGGTCCTCCGCTGGTGTGTGAGCAATGCCGTGGCGGACGTGGATGGCAACGCCAACGTCAAGCCGTCCAAGAAAAAGTCGACGGAGCGGATCGACGGCGTGGCCGCGCTCGTGACGGGGTTGGCCCACGCGATCCTCGCCACGTCGGGCTCGATCTACGATGCCCGGGGCCTGGTCCAGGTGTAGCCCGAGGGGTATATATCCCGGGATATACCGCCCGTGGTAGGCTCCCGCGTATATGCGCGGGAGGTGGTGAGTGCCGAGCGTCCTCGAGCGGATCAGTGATTCCTTCCGTGCCGCGTTCCTGACGCCCCTCCAGTTCCAGTCGAAGAGCCTCCGTGATCCGAATCTCGCCGCGTTGCTCAATGGCACGACCACGTCCGACACGGGCGTCACCGTCACCGAAACCTCGGCCCTGCACTATCCCGCGGTCTGGGCGGCCGTCCAGTGCATCGCGGGCGATGTGGCGTCGCTGCCGTTTTTCCACTACCAACGCCGCGGCGACGGGAGCAAGGAACGCTACACGAGCAGCAAGCTCTATCGGGTGCTCCACGACGAGTTCAATCCCGAGATGTCGGCGATGGTCGGCCGCGAGACGATGACGGCGCACGTGCTGCTGTGGGGCAATGCGTATGCCGAGATCGTGCGGAACGACCTGGGCCAGGTGGTGGCGCTCTATCCGATCGAGCCGAATCGGGTGTGGCCGGATCGGCAGAATGGGCGGATCATCTACCGGGTCCAGACCGGCGACGGCCGTGAGGCGATCGTGCCCGCCGAGCGGATGCTGCACGTCGTCGGTCTGGGCTACACCGGCCTCATGGGCTACTCCGTGATCGCGATGATGCGGGACTCCCTCGGCGTGGGGATCGCGGCCGAGCGGCTGGGCGGCCAGGTGATGAGCCGGGGCGCCAAGTATTCCGGCTTCTTTGAGCACCCGCGGACCCTCGGCGCGACGGCGCACAAGAATCTCAAAGAGTCGATGACGACGGATCTGCCCGGCACGTATCGCATCCTCGAAGAGGGGATGACGTACAAGCCCGGGTCGATGCCGCTCCGGGATGCGGAGTTCATGGAGATCCGCAAATACTCGGTGACGGACGTGGCGCGCATCTTCGGCATCCCCCCGCACAAGATCGGCGACCTCGAGCGCGCGACGTTCTCGAACGTGGAAGAGCAGAACATCGATTATGTGATTACCACGCTCCGGCGCTGGCTCGTGCGCTGGGAGGCGGAGTGCAACCGGAAGCTCATCGCGCCCCTCGAGAAGGGCCTCCAGTTCACGGAGCACCTGGTCGACGGCCTGCTGCGCGGGAACATCCAGAGCCGGTATAGCGCCTACAGCCAGGGGATCACCAACGGGTTTCTCTCGCCGAACGATATCCGGCGATTCGAGAACCTGGACCCGATCGACGACGGCGACACGTACCTGGTGCAGGGCGCGATGGTGCCGCTCGATCGGCTGGACGATCTGGTCGACGCGCAGGTGCGGCCGCCGCCGGTGCCGGTGGTCCAAGCGCCGGGCGAAGCGGATGACACCGAAGACGCCCCGGCCCGCATGGTCCGGAAGCTCGTCGCCGAGCTCCGGGCCGAGTCGCGGGCGACCGGACTGGGCGTCGTGGCCGCGCGGCTCGTGCGGAAAGAGCTGGCGCAGCTCCGGAAGCGGGCCGCGGATCCGACGGCGGCCGTCATGCGATTGGAGAAGTTCTATCGGCGGTTCGTGGTCGAGGGCGCCGCGGAGCTGACGCCGTGGCTGCCGAATCCCGAGACCCGGGCAGGCGTGCTCACGCGCTGGGCCGACGCGGCGATGCGGAGTTGTGTGACGGCGGTGCAGCTCGACGGCGGCCTGGCGACCTTGACCCGAGCCTGGGAACGGGACCGGGAGGCGGAGCTCCGCCGGATGCTCCTGGAGGTGAGCAGCGATGGCTGACGAATGGGACATCCGCACCGTCGAGGCCGGCGAGCTCCGGGTGGAGGCGCATGGTGTGGCCCCGGTGATCAAGGGCTACGCGATTGTCTTTAATCGCTTGAGCGAAGAGCTGCAGACGCCCATCGGGGTCTTCCGAGAGCAGATCGCTCCGGAGGCCATGACGCGGACGCTGGCCGAGGGCGTGGATCTCCGCGCCCTGGTCGACCATGATCCGAGGGCCGTCCTCGGCCGCCTGAAGGCCGGGACGCTCCGGGTGGAGACCGACGCCCACGGACTCCGGGTGGAAATCGACCCCCCCAATACGACGGTCGGGCATGACATCGTGGCGTCGATCCGGCGGGGCGACGTGTCGGGCATGAGCTTCAGTTTTCGGGCGGTCAAGGACGACTGGAGCAAGGGCGGCGCGATCCGCACCGTGCAGGACATGCTCGTGCGGGAGGTGTCGGTCTGCACGTTTCCGGCGTACTCGACGACCGAGGTGGCGATGCGGTCCTTAGCGTTGGCGCGGCAGGTCTATCCCCGGGGCCGGACGGTGGCCGAGCGCCAGGCGTGGTTGACAGCCGTGTTGAAGTCGGGCTAATCTCCCGGTCGGACGTTCGCGGCGACCCCTATTAAGCGGGCGCCGAGCCTGACGAGACGCCGAATCAGTCTCGCCGGGGCCTCGGGGCCCGTTTGTCTTGTGGGGGCCGGCCTCGGTGGGCGCGAGGGCCCCCGATGCAGATCAAGGATCTCCGCGAGAAGCGCATGCGCCTGGTGGAAGGCGCCAACGCGATCCTCTCCAAAGCGCACGCCGCCGGCCAGGAGGTCCTCCCGCCGGACGAGATGCAGGCGTGGGACCGGATGGTCGACGAGGCCGACGGGCTCCTGCGCCATATCCAGATGCTCGAGAAGCAGGAGCTCCTGGCGAAGAGTCTCGAGGAGCCCCAGGCCCGCGTGACCGAGCCGAGCGCTCCCCGGGCGACGCAGGCCCTCCGGACCTACGCGACGGATAGCCGGGAGGACGCCGCCCGGGCCCTCCGTCTCTGGCTCCTGGCCGCCCCGACCAGTGGGTATACCCTCACGGCCGACGATCGGGCGCTCTGCGACCGGATGGGGATTCCGGCCAGCGCCAAACAGGTCGAGCTGCGACTGTCGACGCGCGCGATGCGCGATGGGCTGGAACGGCGCACCTGGGAGTACCGGGCGCAATCCGTGGCGACCCCCGCGGCGGGCGGCTACACCGTGCCCGACGAGACGATGCGCGCCCTCGAGATCGCGCTCCTGGATTTTGGGGGGATGCGCCGGGCGGCGACCATCATCCGGACGAGCTCCGGGGCGGATCTCCCGATGCCGACCGTCAACGACACCGCGAACGTCGGTGTCATTTTGAATGAGAACACGCAGGTGGCCAACCAGGACGTGGCCTTCTCCAGCCTGGTGCTCAATTCCTTCAAGTACAGCAGCAAACAAGTCTTGGTGAGCGTCGAGCTCCTCCAGGATTCGGCCGTCCCGCTCGGGGAAATTCTCGGGCGTCTCCTGGGCGAGCGCATCGGCCGCATCACCAACACCCATTTCACGGTGGGGACGGGCGTGGCGATGCCGCTCGGCATCGTGCCGGCGGCGACGGTCGGCTTCACCGCGCCCGCGACGGACGGCCAGGTCACGGCATGGAAGTACACCTCCATGGTGGAGATGGAACATTCCATTGACCCCGCCTATCGGCGCAACGCCTCGTGGATGATGAGCGACAACGCGCTCAAGAAGAGCAAGCTGATCCTCGACACGCAGGGCCGGCCGCTCTGGGCCGCGGGCATCGCGGGGGGCGCGCCCGATACGCTGCTCGGGTATCCGCTCATCATTAACAACGACATGGCGGTGATGGCGGCGAACGCCAAGTCGGTGCTCTTCGGGGATTTGAGCAAGTACATCATTCGCGACGTGCTGGGCATCACGCTGCTCAGGCTCGAAGAGCGGTACGCGGATTTCCACCAAGTCGCGTTCTTGGCCTTCGCGCGCATGGACGGTGATTTGCTCGATGCCGGCACGCATCCGGTCAAGGTGTTCGTGAACGCGGCGACCTAACCATGGCGCACGAGCAGGAGTTCATCACGGTCCGGATGCGCCAGACGATCGATCAGTACGCGATCGTCCTGGAGCTCCTGCGCGATCACGTGTATGTCCTGCCCAAGCTCTACGCCGACCGACTCCTCGAGAACGCGGTCTGCGAGCGGGTGCCGGATCACACTGCCCCGCGGCTCGAGGCGGCGGCCCTCGCGGGGCCGCGTCGCCGCGGATAGGAGACCCTCCCATGGCTGAATCCACGCACAAAGAGCCGGTCAAGAAGGCGCCGTCGTCGGAGGACCTCGCCAAGCGGCAGGCGGAGAAGCTCGCCGAGGGCCAACTGGACCCCGCGGCAGCCGCGCAGGCGGCGGCCCTCGTCCCGGAGCCGGTGTACTACCTCGAGGATCAGGCGCACGTGAACCCCGGGGTGCAGGGTTTTGTGTTCCGGCCTCATCAGGAAAAGAACCCCGGCGCGGATGTGCCCGGCCTCGCGAAGGATCGGGACGCCCTGGCCGGGAAGATTCGGCTCGAGAAGGACGCCCGCGCCCGCCGGGGGCAGGCCCTGCGGGAGGCCGCGCAGAAACGCGGCGAGACCGTGGTTGAGCCGGTCGGGCCGGCGCGGCTCCGGATGAATGTCGAGATCAGTGCCCACAGCGTGCTGGACGACGAGGGGAAGCTCGAAGCGATCGCCCAGGCGGCGGACGCGCTCGTCGCCGCGATCCGCGACGCGGGCGTGGACCCGCGGGCCGATGTGTCCGGGATTCCCTTCTAGGATGGCGCCGCGACCGCAACCGCCGCGCCCGACGCCCGCGCCCACTCCGCATCCTCGCCCGCGGCCCACGCCGGAGGACGTGCGAGGCGTGCGCTGGGTCCTCCTCCTCGCCGTTCTGCTTCCGGCGCTGGCCGTCGCGGCGCCGACGTTGACGTTTGATAACCCAACCCTGGACGGCGGCACGCTCACGTATGCCGGCGCCGGGGGGCCGGCCGTCGCGAGTGACGTGCTCTTCCAGCTCGTGGTGGGCGTGGGCACGCCGCTCCATGATGGCGTGCCCCTGTTCTGCGCCCCGGGTCCCTGCTTGCTCACCTTCACCACCGGCGACAACCTCGCGGAAGGCCCGCCGGTCTACACCTTCAGTGGCGGCGGCGCGCTCGCGATGGTCGGCGGCCTCAACACCGCGGCCGATGGCAGCGGGGATCAGATCGCCCCCCCCGGGACGCTCCTCGTCCATGACGGCGCCTTCGATACGCCCGCCGGGGTGCTCACCGGCGGCGTGCAGAGTCTCCTGTTCGTGGGGCGGGGTGGCGATCTCAAGGATGTGACACTGACCGATTTCTACGGCGTCACGGGCACGCCCCTCACGTTCGCGAACACCGAACTGAGCCTCGATCTGGCCACCTTCGATCCCAGCACCGGCGCCTTTGCGGCGGTGGTCAATGACGCAGATTTCGCGAATACGGCGGTGCCGGAACCGATGACGCTCCTGCTCCTGGGGACCGGGCTGGTGGGGCTGGGCTGGCGCCAGCGCCGGCGTCCGCGGCGGTAGCACATGGTCTGGGACCCCAACGTCCCCGCGACGAACGCGGCGCTCCTGTCGGCCCCGATCCGCGCCAATTTCCAGGCCCTCAACGCGATCGTGGCGGCGGGGCCCGCGGCCGGGAATCCGATGACCGCGCCGGGGGATCTGATCCGCGGGGGGGCGAGTGGCGTGCCGACGCGGCTCGCGATCGGCACCAACGGATACGTCCTCACCCTCGTCGCGGGGCTCCCCGCGTGGCAAGCGCCGGCGGCGCCGACCTATCCCCTCCTCGCACCGGATGGCACGACGGCCGCGCCATCGTATGGCTTCGCGGGCGGGGGCGCTGGCATTGGGCGGAACATTTTCTTCGGGAACGAACTGGACTTGATCGCGGGGGGCAATGTCTGCGCGTATTTTCAGCCGGGGCTGTTCGCCCTGAGTGGCGCGGATCTTCGATTCGTGCCGGATAACACCAATGATCTCGGCACGGTGGGCACGGCCCGCCCCCGGTCCATCTATGTGGGCACGGCCCTCATCGCCCCGGTGGTGGATTTCCTCGCGGGGGCCGCCCCCGCGACGCCCGCCGCGGGCCACGTCCTCACCTACGCGAAGACCGACAAGCGGCTCTACCAGAAGGACGACGCGGGGGTGGAGACGCAATACGTCATCCGAGGCCCTGGCGTCACGGTCACCTATTCGGCATCGATGACCCTCAACGCCGCGCTGGGTGATACCCACAGCATCACGGCGACGAACGCGACCGCGTTCACGATCAACGCGCCCTCGAATCCGACGATCGGGCAACTCCTCACGGTCCGCATCCGCAATACGTCGGGCGGCGCGTTGGGGGTGGCGACGTGGAACGCGGTGTTCAAGCTGGCCGCCTGGACGCAGCCGGCGACCGCGACGAGTCGGGCGATCACCTTCCTCTACGACGGGACCAACTGGGTCGAGACGGCGCGGACGACCGTGGACGTGCCCAACTGATGCGCGCGTTCGCCCTCGCGCTTCTGCTCGCGGCCTGTGGCGGGGGGACGCCGACGAGTGCCACGGCCCTCGCGCTCCCGGCCGCCCGGCCCTCCGTGGCCTCTCGTCCGGGAACGCTCCTGATGGCGCCGGACGCCTGGCCGGCCTCCTGCGGGCGGACCGCGCTGAGAATCGCGCCGGCGATGGCGCGAACACGAGCGCCATCCCGGTGCCCGCCGGCATGAAGGGAACGATCAGGCGACCGTAGGCGATGCCG